TGTCCATTACCAAAGATACACAAGAAACAACGGTGCAAGGTGACACTTTTAAATCTTTTGTTGGTGGACTTATCGAAGGAGAGGGTTCTGCTGAATTAGTTTATGACGCTGCGGCATCTGGAGAAACAGCAACTTTTGTTGACGCTTGTTTGACAACAGGTGACGCTGGAACAGCTTCTTTTGAACTTTTTCCTGATAGTGCAAGCGGCAGTCAAAAAATTAGCTTCAGTGGCCTTGTTACTAACTTTGAACAGAGTTCATCTATGGGTGATGTAAACACAATTAGTATTACATTCAAGCCATCTGGCACTATAACATCAGCTATCTAATTTATTTTCTAATCAACCCCAATTATGGCAACTCAAAGATCAGCGGACATATTACTTGGAGCATTTCAAGATGAAATGGTCACAAGAAGAAAATTTGACGTAAAAAACTCAAAAGATGAAGTCATTATGACTTTATACTTTAAACCTATAACCAGATACGCAAGAGTCAAAGCACAACAACTAGCGGGTGCTAATGCTGATGCTTTAGTGATATCAACACAACTTCTTTGTCAGATGGCTGAGAAAGAAGATGGGACTTTAGCTTTTGATATGTCAGACGCTCCGATATTACAAAGACAGCTTCCAGAAAAAGTTTTGAATGCTTTAGAACTTTTCTTGAATGATATTGAACTAGATATTAATACAGCAAAAAAAGAATAAGCGGGGATGCTTGGCTTAGATTTGAGTTTTTCCTAGCAACA